TTCCGGTTGTGGGGTAACCGCACCGCCGCCTGGCCGACCGTCAGCCACATGCGCAACTTCGAGAACGTGCGCCGCACGGGCGACGTGATCAACGAGTCGCTGCGCTACTTCAGCCAGCAGTTCATCGACATGCCGATCAACCAGGCGCTGATCGACGCCCTGGTGGAGTCGGTGAACGGCTACGGCCGCAAGCTGATCGGCGACGGCGCGCTGCTGGGCTTCAAGGCGTGGTTCGACCCGGCACGCAACGAGGAGACCGAGCTGGCCAACGGGCATCTGCTGATCAGCTACAAGTACACCCCGCCGCCGCCCCTGGAGCGCCTGACGTTTGAGACCGAGATCACCTCGGAATACCTGCTGACCCTGAAGGGAGGTAACTGATCATGGCCGGCAAGATCGAAATCAACCGCATCACCAACGCCAACATCTACGTGAACGGCAACTCGCTGCTCGGCCGCGCCGAGGAGATCAAGCTGCCCGACATCTCGGCCATCATGCAGGAGCACAAGGCGCTCGGCATGGTGGGCAAGATCGAGCTGCCGGCGGGCTTCGACAAGCTGGAGGGCGAGATCAAGTGGAACTCGCTGTACAAGGACGTGGCCAAGACCGTGGCCAACCCCTTCAAGGCGGTGCAGCTGCAGTGCCGCTCCAGCATCGAGACCTATGGCGCCCAGGGCCGCATCCAGGAAGTGAGCCTGGTCACCTTCCTGACCGTGATGTTCAAGAAGAACCCGCTCGGCACCTACAAGCAGCACGACAACGCCGAGTTCGGTTCGTCTTTCTCGGCGACCTACATCAAGCAGGTGGTCGATGGCGAGGAAATGCTGGAGCTGGACTACATGGCCAACATCTTCCGCGTCGGCGGCGAGGACATGCTGGCCGACTACCGCAGCAACATCGGCGGCTGACCCTTCACCGCTCTTCCCCACAGGCCCACTTCGGTGGGCTTTTTCATTTGTTAAAGCCGTTTAACTGACCCACACCCGACGCCAGCCGACAATCCTTCGCGTACCTCTTTGTTTCTCAACCCACGCGAAGGAAATGTCATGGAACTCCCCCTCAAGCACCCGTTCACCAACGCCGCCGGCCAGCGCATCGAGAAGCTCACCGTCCGCCGCGCCAAGCGCGCCGACATGAAGGCCGCCACCAAGTACAGCAAGGACGAAGGGGAGCAGGAAGACTTCCTGTTTGCCCAGATCACCGGCCTGACGCTGGAAGACATTGACCAGCTCGACCTTGCCGATTCGAAGGCGCTGACCGACACCTTTCGCAGCATGGTGGACAACTGACGAAGCGCTGCGGCCGCTGGACGAAGTGCTGCTCACGGTCTTGCGCATTCAGCCGTCCGAGATCGACGGCCTCGACATGGAGGACTACTGGTTCTGGATCGGGGTCGCCGAGCGCGAGGTCAAGCGCCGGAACGAGATGATGCAGTCGCTTTACGGCCGATGAACACCGCCACGGCCACCAGCAATCCGCCGATGAAGGAAGCGCCGGCCGCCAGGGGCGCGCCGGCCATCGCCGCCAGGGCGAGCGCGAAGGGGAAGAGGAAAAGCGCCGCCCAGAACGGCAAGTGCGCGAAGCACACCCAGGCAAGCCACGCGGCGCCGATGCCGATGGCCAGCCAGTAGAGCGTCTTGGCGGTGGTGAGGGCGGTTTTTTCAAACATGTTTCTAGGATAGCAAAAGGCAAAACGGCATGGCCAATGAACTGCTCGTAGGGGTCAAGATCGGCGCGGTGCTGTCGGGCACCTTCCAGGCCGCCTTCGCCTCGGCGCGCGGCACCTCGTTGAAGCTCGGCCAGGCGGCTGACGAATTGCGCGTCAAGCACGCCCGGCTGGGCGAGGTCATGGCGCGCGCCATGTCGCACCCCACCCGCAACGTGGGCGAGCTGCGCCGCCAGTATGAGCGGCTCGGCCAGACCATCGATCAGCTGCGCGCCAAGCAGGAGAAGCTGGCGGCCAGCATGGCGCGGGGTGAGGCGCTCAAGGCGGCCCGCGCCGATCTGCGCGGCCAGGCAATGGAAACGGTCGGCACTGGGCTCGCCCTGGGCGCCCCGGTGGTGCAGTCGGTACGCTTGGCGGCATCCTTTCAGGACCAGGTCAAAGACACCGCCATCACCGGCGAATTCAGTCCGGCCGAGGAAGCACGTCTTGCAACCACCATCCGCGAGTCGGCGCTGAAGTGGAATCAAACCCAGGCAGAGATCGCACGGGGCACCAGCGTACTTGTGGCAGGCGGCATCCAGAATGCCAAAGCGCTGGAAGCCTACGCCCCGGTCATGGCCAAGGCCGCCACGGCAACCCGCGCCAGCATGGACGATTTGGGCAGCGTGGTCATCGCCCTGCGAGACAACCTCCAGATCGGCGAGGATGGTTTCGAGGGCGCGCTCAACATGTTGGCCTATGCCGGCAAGCGCGGCCAGTTTGAAATCCGCGACATGGCCAAGTGGCTGCCGACTCTGACGCCGAGTTTTGCGGATATGGGCGTGACCGGCAAGGAAGCTGTCGCCGAGATCGGTGCCGCCCTGCAGATCGCCCGCAAGGGCGCCGGCTCGAACGACGAGGCGGCCAACAACTTCCGCAACTTCCTGCAGAAGCTGTTCTCCCAGGACACCAAGAAGGACTTCGAGAAGGCCGGCATCGACATCGAGAAGCGCCTCAAGAACCTCCGGGAAAAGGGCCTGACGCCTGTCCAAGGCATGCTTGAGGTCATCACCCAGTACATGGGCAAGAAGAGTCCCGAGGCCGCCAGTCAATTCCAGAAGGCGATGGGCCTCAAGGATGACAAAGAGCGCGAGCTGGCCCTTCAGCGTCTGTCCGAAGCCTACAAACTCGGCGAGCTGTTCCAGGACATGCAGGCGATGAACTTCATCCGCCCGGCGATCGCCAACCAGGGCGAGATGAAGGACATCCAGCAAGGCAGCATGGGTGCGGCCGACAAGGGCCTGCTGGACGCCGATTTCAAGAGGCGCATGGCAGGCGCCACCGAGCAGTTCAAGGCGTTCAAGATCAGCGTGATGGACATCGGCATCACCATCGGCGACGCGCTGCTGCCGCCACTGACCGAGCTGTTGCAGGAGCTGAAGCCGGGCATCAAAGCCTTCGGCGACTGGGCCAAGGAACACCCCGGCCTGATCAAGGGCGTGATCGGCCTGGTCGGCGGCCTGCTCGCCGGCAAGATGGCCTTCATCGGCATCAAGTACGGCATCAACCTGGTGCTCTCGCCGTTCAACGCCCTGCGCACGTCCATCACGGCACTGTCGGGCAAATGGACGTATCTCCAAGGCATGTGGCAGGCCGGCCGCTTCGCTCCCGCGATCGCCGGCTTGCGCTCCATCGGTGGCGGCATCCTGGCGGTCGGCCGGGCCATGCTGTTGAATCCCATCGGCCTGGCGGTCACCGCGATCGGCGTGGCCGCCTACCTGGTGTGGAAGAACTGGGACAAGGTGAAGGGCGCAGTGATGGCCGGATGGAACTGGCTGAAGGGCGTGAAGAACCAGTTCTTTGCGGCCGGAGCCGACCTGATCAACGGGCTGGTGAATGGCGTCACGTCCAAGCTCACCGCCGCCCGCGACAGCATCGTCTCCTTCGGCTCCAGCATCAAGGGCTGGTTCGCCGACACCCTGGGCATCAAGTCGCCATCCCGCGTCTTCATGGGATTCGGCGACAACATCGCCCAGGGGGCGGCGATCGGCATCGGCCGCTCGGCCGGGCTGGCCAGCAAGGCAGCCGCCGGCATGGCCTCCGACACGGCAGCCGCCGCAGCGGCACAGCGCATCAACGCGGGCCGGGCCGGCGCGGGCGCTGCGGGCGCGGCCTCAAGTGGCGCCGGGGGAATGACCATCCACTTCAGCCCGACGATCCAGGTCCAGGGCGGTGCGGCCGAGGCGGTCAAGGGCCAGATCACCGAGGCGCTCAACCTCTCGCTGCATGAGCTGGAGCAACTGATCAAGCGTGTATCGGCGCAACAAGCACGGAGGGCCTACTGATGTTTGCGCTCCTGGGCGACGTCCAGTTCGACCTGATCACCTACTTTGACGGCTTCGAGTCGCAGTTCGGCGCCGACTATGCCGAGCACCCGCTGATCGAGGGCAAGCCGCGCCTGCAGTTCGTCGGCGACAAGCTCGACGAAATCCGCATCCAGATCGCCTTCCATCTGCACTACTGCGACCCCGAGGTCGAGCTGGCCAAGCTGAAAAAGGCACTCGCCGCCCACGATGCTATGGCCCTGGTGCTCGGCAACGGCGACTACAAGGGCTGGTTCGTGCTGACCGACGTGCAGGCGACCAGTAAGCACACCGACAAGGCCGGCACGCTGATCGCGCTGGAGGCCAGTATCGCCCTGCGCGAGTTCGTGGGCGACAAGAAGAACCCGCTGCAGCCGCCCGCCGTACAACCCAAGCTACCGCCGGCTGCAGCCAAGGCCCTGCCGGCGAGCCAGACCGCTGGCGTGGCCACGCTGGCCAGCGGCGGCGCCGCCGTGCGCGACAACATCCGCCAGGCGGTGACCTACGCCAACCAGGCGCAGTCCGCCCTGCGGGTCGCGGTGGATGCCGCGCGCGTGGCGCAGAAGCTGCGCGACAACCCGCTGGCGGCGCTGGGTCGGGTGCCCAGCCTGCTAACCGGCATGAAACAGGTGGCCGGCCCGCTGGAGAACTTGTCGCCGGCCCTGGCCAGCCTGACCAGCCAACTGCCGGAGGCGGCCGGCATCCTGCGCGCCAGCAATAACGCCTTGGGCGCGGTGCGTAACGCCCAGGGCGCCCTGTCGGCCGTCAGCGCCGGCACCGTGACCGGCCGTATCGACTACCTTGCCGGCCAGCTCTCGACCGCGACCGGCGCCCTGGAGTCCGCCGCGCCGAGCATCAGCAAGCTGGCCGGCAAGGTCGTGACGAGGACGATCTGATGTTCCTGACCCACATCACCACCGAAGGCGAGCGCTGGGACCAGCTCGCCACCCGCTACTACGGCGACCCGCTGCAGTACGAGCGCATCGTCGCCGCCAACCCGCACGTGCCGCTGGTCACCACCTTGCCCGGCGGCCTGACGCTGTCGGTGCCGGTGATCGAGCAACAAGACCTGTCCGAGGAGCTGCCGCCGTGGCTGCGCTGACCGACCTGCTGCCGACCGCCGTGGCCAAGGTGCCGCACCCGGTGTTCGTGCTCTCCTACGAGCAGAAGAACATCACCAGCGACATCACGCCCTACGTGCGCTCGGTCACCTACACCGACTACCTGTCCGGGCAGTCCGACGAACTGGAGGTCGAGCTGGAGGATGCGGACGGACGCTGGGTGCGTCACTGGTATCCCGGCAAGGGCGACACGCTGTCGCTCAAGATCGGCTACGAGGCGGCGCCGCTGCTGCCCTGCGGGGCGTTCGAGATCGACGAGATCGAGTTCGCCCAGCCGCCCGCGACCGTGTCGATCCGTGGCCTGGCCACCGGCATCAAAAAGTCGGTGCGCACCCGCGTTGGCCGCGCCTACGAGAACACCACGCTGGCGGCGATCGCCCAGCGCATCGCCAAGCGCAACAAGCTGACCCTGACCGGCAAAATCCGCGACATCCGCATCGACCGAGTGACGCAATACCAGGAGCGCGATGTCGAGTTCCTCACGCGCCTGGCGCGCGAGTACGGCTACGCCTTCAAGATCGTCGGCAACAAGCTGGTTTTCACCGAGCTGGCCGATCTACGCGACGGCGGCACGGTGGCCACCTTCAAGGCGACCGACCTGATCGCCATCCGCCTGCGCGACAAGATCAAGGACATCTACCAGGAAGCCAAGGTCAAGTACCACGACCCGAAGACCAAGAAGCTGGTGGTCTATGGCGTGAAGGGCGACCAGGTGACCGAGGTCGGCCAGACAACCTCCAGCACGAAGAAGCAATCCGGCCAATCGGCCAGCGGCGACACGCTGAAGCTCTCGACCCGTTCCGGCTCGAAGGCGGCCGCCCAGGCCAAGGCGCAGGCGGCGCTGGACGATGCCAACCTGCAGCAGACCGCCGGCAGCCTGACCGTGCCGGGCAACCCCAAGCTGGTCGCCGGCACCACCTTCGAACTGGCCGACTGCGGCAAGCTCTCCGGCAAGTACCTGGTGGAGTCGGCCCGCCACCGGCTCGATCGCGGCGGCGGCTACGTCACCGAGCTGGAAGTGAAGCGCGTCGCCCTGCCGGTCACCTCGGGCACCGGCAGCACCTCGGCCCAGAAGAAGTCGGGCAAGACCCTCAACGTGTACGGCGTCCAGAGCAGCGGCCAGGTAGGCGTGGTCGGCACCACCCAAGCGAGCACGAAGAAATGAGCGAGACCCTGCAAGAGTTCGGTGCCAGCTTCAAATTCGGCACGGTCTCGGCCGTCGATGCCAAGACCTGCCGCGTGCGCGTGCGCCTGCCCGACTACGACAACCTGCGCACGGACTGGCTGCCGGTGCTGCAAGCCAAGACCCTGCGCGACAAGCACTACCACCTGCCCGACCTCGGCGAGCACGTGGTGGTGCTCCTGGACGGGCGCGGCGAGGACGGCGTTGTGCTGGGCGCCGTCTATTCCAGCTCCGACCCGGCGCCGGTGGCCAGCGGCGACAAGCACCACGTGCGCTTCGACGATGGCGCCGAGATGGAATACGATCGCGCCAGCCACCAGCTCACGGTCAAGGGCGGCATCCAGAAGGTGGTAGTCGAGGTCGGCGCAGACATCCTGCTCAAGGCCGGCGCCAAGGTCACCGTCGACGTGCCGGAGACCGAGGTCACCGGCAACCTGCTGGTGAAGGGCAAGCTGACCTACCAGGGCGGCATGGCTGGGTCGGGTGGTGGCGGCGCGGCGGCGGCCATCACCGGCAACGTCCAGGTCAATGGCAACATCGACGCCACCGGCACGATCATGGATGCCGGTGGCAACTCGAACCACCACAGCCACTAGCAGCTGGCCAAGCCTTAAAGCCCTTTAATATCCCCCGGCCGGGCATGGCGGCACGATAGCCGCATGACCCGGCTATCTGACTCCCTTCACTGGCAACCCGCCCTCGGCAGCTTCGGCATTGTCGAGACCATAGCGGACATCGACCAGGCCATCCGCGTGATCCTTCGCACCCCCAAGGGGAGCGACCCGCATCGCCCGGACTTCGGCTCCAACGTGCACCTCTACCTGGATTACCCGATCAATCAGGCCGTGCCACACCTGGTGCGCGAGACGGTCGAGGCGATCCGCCTGTGGGAGCCGCGTTGCCAACTGGTCAAGGTGACGCCCTCGATCGTGGAGGCCCAGATCACCCTGCGCGTGCAGTGGAAGCTGGCCGATGGCGTTCTACGTGAGACGGAGGTGCGCCTATGAGCCTGCCCGAGCCGAGTTTCATCGACCGCGACCCGCAGGCCATCACGGCCGAGATCGTCGCGCAATACGAGCAACTGACCGGCAAAACCCTTTACCCGGCGCAGGTCGAGCGCCTGCTGATCGACGTGATCGCCTACCGCGAGACCCTGGTGCGTATCGGCATCCAGGAAGCGGCCAAGCAGAACCTGGTCGCCTACGCTCGCGCGCCGATGCTGGACTACCTGGGCGAACTGGTCGGCGTTACCCGTCTGCCGGCGCAACCGGCGAAGACCACGCTGCGCTTCACCTTCGCGGCGGCGCTGGCCACCAACCTGCTGATCCCGACCGGCACTCGCGTCGAGGGCGGCGACGGCACGGCCACCTTCGCCACCGACGCCGACGTGACCCTGCTGGCTGGCCAGCTGTCGATCGACGCGGCCGCGACCTGCGAGGAACCCGGCGCTGCCGGCAACGCCTGGCAGCCGGGGCAGATCAACAACCTGGTCGATGATCTGGGCGACGTCGAAGTGACGGCCGCCAACACCACGGTCACCTCCGGCGGCATCGAGGAGGAGGAAGACGACCGCCTGCGCGAGCGCATCAAGCTGGCGCCGGAAGCCTTCAGCACGGCGGGCAGCCGCCTGGCCTATGTGTTCCACGCCAAGAGCGCGCACCAGAGCATTGTCGACGTGGCGGTGCTGTCGCCCACGCCAGGCGTGGTCAAGCTCTACCCGCTGCTGATCACCGGGCTGCCGGACGCGAACATGCTCTCGCTGGTCGAGGCCACCTGCTCGGCCGACCGCGTGCGGCCGCTGACCGACAACGTGCAGGCGCTGGCGCCGACGCCGATCGACTACGCCATCGACGCCCAGCTGGTGCTCTACAAGAACACCGACGTCGCCAGCGTGCTGGCCCAGGCGCAAGCGGCGGCCGAAGCCTACAAGGCCAACCGTGCCGCTGGCCTTGGCCGCGACATCGTGCCGGTACAGGTGGAGGCGGCGCTCAAGGTCGCCGGGGTGTACGACATCGTCCGCACCGCCCCGGCGAAGATCGTGCTGGCCGAGAACGAGTGGGCGCGCTGCACCGGCATCAACCTGGTCGTGACGGGGACGGTCGATGGCTGACGCGCTGCTGCTCCCGCCACCGCTGGCCGGCGATGAACGCTTCCAGGCGCTGGGCCAGCTGGCCGCCCGGATCAGCGACATGGACCTGTCGCCGCTGCTGGTCTATCTGGTCGATACGGTCAATGCCTCGGCGCTGCCGAACTTGGCCGAGCAGCTGCACATCCTGGGCGAAGGCTGGCAGTTCGCCCGCGACGACGACGAACGCAGGCGCCTGCTGAAG